CTTCTGTTACTGATACAACTTCCAAATCTTCAGGGAAACAATCAAGTTCCGGTGCAAGTGTTTCACGAGCATCAGCTTCAGCTTCTTCTGCATTTACTGCATCAAAAGTGTTGGTTAGAATCAAACCAAGGTCAAGGACTACTACTTCAAACTTCTTCATTTTGTATTGTGTTTTGGTTATTATGATAGTATGAAGGTAATCATTAAGTGTGGGTATTGTACACAGTTATTTCATTGTTTTTCTGTCATTATAGATTATTAACTGATTCATATACAACAACATACAATAAAGGGGCAACACCTTTCGATGCTACCCCCTATCCATTGGAGTAGAACAATTACATTAGAACACTTGCTTTGTCAAGGGCAATCTGAATAGAACAGGTCTTCTCTTCAAGGCAAGAACAGCAGGATACTTGATACCTGTCTCTGCGACAAGAACTTGCCTTCTTGCATTGGAAATCAAACGACTTGGCAGCTTTCTCTTTCGTACTCATGGCTTTTAAAAATAACAGGTGGATACCAACATATCATTTTTTGCAAACAGCCTTCTGTTCTCAGGACATTTCTCAAACCTTACTTCTTCGTAGGAAAACAGATAGTCTTCCATGATGGACACACGATGGAAGGGGGTGCAGTCAAGGCAGGTGGCACCAAGGTCGAGTTCATTGATTAGCTTGATGTCACAGACGTACTCATAATAAACATTGCCATTGTTCAGCTTGAAATACTTTGTCTCAAGGTGCCTTCTCTTGTGGCGTTTGACAACATCTTGCCCATAAACATTGACCTGACCAATCAGCATCTTGTTGGTCGGATCTGCAAGGACGGCCTCAATGGTGTCGTACCTTACTTCAATCTTGAATGTCTTCATCTTCTTGATATTTTAACTTTGATTTGAACATCTTTCATCTCATCCTCAATCTTCTTCAGGTCATCGACTGAGATCCCATAGATATGCGAAGTCATGTTCTGACTTGTATTCCGGAAACCATTGGCCCTTTCTTCTCCTTCAAATGCAAGGATTTCTTCATACTCGTAGCGGTTTTCGAGAATCCTCTGCTCAATTTTCTTTCTGTCTTTTTTGTTCATGACTTTTTTTTTAGTTCAAATCAATTTCAGGTGGTGCAAACTTCCAAACTCATCGGACTTTCTTGCCCAATTGCTGTCTTCTTTGTAATAGTCACCACCCCAATTCTGAGGCTCATCAAATCTGACTCTGACAAAGACTGCATCTTTCAGGTCTTGAACCAAAATAATCGTTCCTCTGACCATCATGCCGGTAAAGATGCAATCGCACCTTTTACCAACTATTGCTTGGGTTGCTTCAGCGGTCTTCATATTCAATATTTCTTTTGATTGTGCGTAATGCTTCTTCATCTTCTTCTGACTCAACTCCATCTTCATCAAAGAACCATGCAATACTTCCACTTGAGTTCGGGTTCAAGGAATGTCTGTTTGCTTCGGGATCTGCTTTGAACCTGTCAACTCTTTTATTCATTTCCTCAGCTGCATATTCAAGTTCATCATCTTCTCTTGCTGTCAAGAGGACCAAGTTCAAAATGTTCAGCCTGAACCTTTCGATGGAGTCCTCACCTTCGTTGTACAAATTCGTAAACTCAACAGCCTTGCTGCGAGCGTCGGTCATGGTCATTAGATCTACTGCGTGTGTCATCTTCTTCTACTTTTAAATAGGTTGGTTTCTTATTGTAATATAAAAGTAGTCATAAGGTGTGGGTATTACACACTAAAAACCAAGTATTTTTCATTCATTATATGTTATTAACTTATACTTTTACAGGCACTTACATACTTTCTTTGATTGACCACCGGTTGTCCTCAAGGAAGTACGGCAACTTTCCTTTCTTAGTGGCATGGTCTATGTTGTCAGCATTCTCATTAACCCATTTCTTGAAACCTTCAGGCAAGTCCTTGACAGTATCTTTGGGATTTACATTGTCTCCATTCTGCATCTGTACAAACTCATCAACAGTAGCAAGCACAGAAAGCGTGTAACACCTGCATTGTGGATGCCAACCGGTGAACTTGAAGTCCTTTGGATACTTTCCTTTCAGCGATTCACAGACATCACAACCAAAGACATGGTTGGAACGCTTCACTTCAATGCCAACTACAAAGTCAAGCTGTTGATTGCTTTCGTAATCGGATGCCCTGTATGCCATGTTTATCTCAGTTCTCGTGAGTCTCATGGCATTCTTGTAGGAACTTGCGTATCCACCTGACTGCCTGCTTACAAAGTAGTCCTTCATGCTTTTGGATGGAACAAGGTCTTTGTTCTTGTCTCGAACACGATGGAACAGCTTGTCCGGTTCCTGAAGGTATTGTCTTAGATCCCTACTCAGTTCAGCTGCAGACTTTCCTTCAGCCAGTCCAACATCGAGCCCCATTTCTATGTCTCCCTTGAATTGCTTGGAATATTTCCACACCCTGTCGGACAGGTTCAACCCTTTGGCCTTTCTTTTTTGGAAGGCAGCCAAGGCATCAAGGTTTCTTGCTTGGTATTTTGCCAACTGCTCTGCTGTAAGTTCAACCTTGTCAGCGAATACACCAACCAGCTTGTCATTCATCAGGCAAGCTTCGAGCCATTCTTCTCTAGTTGCTTCATTGATAACCATTGCAGTATTGGCATACAGTCCGGCTATCAGCTTGTCAATCCTTGCCTTGGTCTGAGGATAGTCCTTGAACTCAAACGGAATCTTGGAATCAACGGACGAAATAGACACACCAATCTTCGCTGCTTCTCTTGTTGCTAAAAGGTAAATCTGTTCAACTTTCTTAGCATAGAGGTCAGTTCTCTTGGCGTGATCTATTTCCGATTGTACGCTTATCTTGTTCATAGTCAATTAAATTGTGGGTAATACACGCACTTCTTATCAAAAAAAGGGTTACAAACTTCCCTGTTCAAAAACATTCTTCTTGGAAGCCATGTCAGCTTCAGCAGATGCTTCGTCAGCAAGGGCTTTGATTTCTTCGTCAATCTCTGCCTGCGTTTCACAGAAACCAACCATCTTGACAGCCTTGATCTGAGACATGATAGCCTTGCCACCGGTTGCCTTTGTGAACTTGTCGATGTCGGCTGCTTCGTCGTTCTGAATGAAAGGAGTGATTAAATGGGATACTTTCAGGTCTCTGATGGATTCTTTCCATTTGCTATTCATCTGCCCAAGGAAAGCCTTGATAATATTGCACTCCCTGTCGAAAAATTCAATGATGTCACCGCTTTCGTCTCCTACCTTCAAGTGTGCATCTGTCAGCAGGGTTTTCCTTGATTCTCCTGAAACAACACCCATGCCTTTGATGTTTTCCATAGACAGGTTCGGAAGTTGCAGTTCTTCCTCTGTGTTCTGTTTCAGCGTTTGAATGAAGAATTTCATCGCATCGATCTGTTGAGTCCAGGTCACATAGGAAACATCACCGTCTCCTTCAAGTTGATAGACTTCACGTGCTGCATCGGATTCCACATTGGCATTGTTCAGTAGCTTGCCCTTAACCTTGACAAGTGGTGCTGAGTTCTTCTTGATGATATCGGACTCTCTGGACAAAGCAAACTCAACCTCCTGTGTGTTGTTGGTCGTTCCTTCCCAAATGGGTATCGGTCTGCTCAGATAGGCCAATGGATGCTTACCAATCACGACAGGAGAAACATCACCTGTGTCCTCCCAACCATTGTTGCCCTTCTTATAAACGAACTTCTGCTCCTTGGTGTAAAGTTCAAAGTATTCCACCGTCTGTCCTTTTTCTGTGTACGTGTAACCAAAACCCATTGTGGTCATATCTCCATACTTGTCAAATATTGGAAAGAGTTCAGCACATTCAATCCTTGAGAACTTTTTCTGCATGGGGGTGAAGGTCTTGCATCTCAATTCAAATTCAGATTTAAAACCATAGTTATCATTCGGCTTCGGAACAGGGAACCAAACTGTTGCAATCTCACAGGAAGCGAAATAGGCATTCATCCTCTTGATGTTTTGACTGTTGATCCTTGCTTCTCTGTAAATTGCTTCGAGAGCTTGAGCCTGAGCAATCTTTACAGGATCGGTGCCGGTGTCATACAAACGCTTGACAGGAATAGAGAAAGCCATCTGTGTCATTCTCCTGGCTGCAAGCTTCTGCTGTCCATAAGTAACCCTTGCAACCTTTTCATAACCACCTGTTGCTTTCTTCTTGTCAGGCCTGAGACGTTTGTTGGTGACAATCTCATGGAGTGACGGATCATACTCACGAACCAACGTACCCCAAGGAATCAACTCAACTGTCTTGTTTTTCATTTCTGTGATAATGTCCTCAATAGAACCAGATACCACGACAACTTCTTTTTCTTTCATCGGAAATCATTTAAAATTTGTTCATCACTAATAGCACTCTTTGTATTCATCGGGTAAAAGGTTTGGGCAAGGGCATCGAAATAGTCGGTTGAACGTCCGAGCCTTTTCTTGATTTCATCTTTCTTTTCAATGATTATACTGCCGTTGGATTGAAACAACCACTTGACTTCAGTAGCTTCTTCCAACATCTTATCATTTGGGGGCAGACAGGCACCTGTCTTGTTTGCAGGGTTCAGCCAGTCTCTAACTGCCCAATACATGTAAGCTCTCATGTTTGCAAAGGAATAGACACCTGTCACATCAGTCAGGCCATTCGCACCTTCGGAGTTCTTACAGGAA